CTTCGGTTCCAGACTGGTTAGCGTAACGGGTTCTCATCGCAAAGATAAGACCAGTTGGGCCAGTCATAGGCTGAACGCCACAGATATCATAAGCGATAAGCTGAGGCATTGAACGGCGAATGAGGCTGATTAAAACGGGGTCGAAACCAGCAACAGGACCAGTTGCAGCAGCAGTACCATAAGTACCACCACCAAAACCGCCAGTGCCTGCTGACATGGTTGGTGAAGCCTCTGTGAGCATACGTTCAGAGCGTAAGAATTGCTCTTGGTTTTCTAGCAAGATTGCGGTAACGCTCTTCTTGTATGAATCCTTGATGGAATCAAGACCTTCACAGTTTAGAAGAGGAGCCCACTTTTCTTGCAAATGTTGTGAGTTGTACATTTGCGTGTTTTCTCCTGTCTTGGAAAAAGTGTTTACTTTATAATATTAAAATCACTTAGAAAATTTTGAAATAGCCTGTAGATAGGCATTCATTGATTCGGAAACAACTTCCGAGTCACTGCCTAGCATTTCATCTTCTCTTTCTGGAGTAACTGGATTTCTTGGGAAGTATGACTCCCTTAATGCTTCCAGTTTCTCACGATAGTCTTCTTCACTTACGAACTCAACACTTTCAGCCAGACTTGCGAGCTTGCTCTTCTGGGTCTCAGCGAGACCTCTTGAGACATCATAGAGAATTCCATCTGATACGGATTCGCTAAGTCTTTGGTTTAACTGAATATTTCTTTCGATTTGCTCGTTGAGTCTTGATTCCATGTCATCAAGTTTTGCGACCATGCTCTCAAGCACATTGTATTTATCTTCAGGGATTGATACATAATGTTCTTCAAAAAGACCCTTGAGGTTTGTCATGAATGACTCCGCAAGTTGAGCCTTGATGCCAGTCTCAACTTGAAGAGCATTCTCCTCAAGCCATTCACCAGCAACATACTCAAGGTATGAGTCTACTCTTTCGGTTAATTGTGCTTCAATAGCAGCAACATTTTCCTCAAGAGCAGCTTCATAACGCTTCTGAATAATTTCAGCAGCTTCATCTACTTTTGATCTTAGTGCAGCTTCAAAAACAAGAGCTGCTCTTTCCTTAAATTCTTCGGAGAGATCTTCGTCACCAAAAATGGCTTTCACATCCTCTTCAACGTTAAACTCAAGTTCTGCTTCTTCTTCAGCTTCTTCTTCTACAGTTTCTTCCGCAGCAACTTCTTCTTGCTCAAGAGCTTCTTCTTCAGAAACAACTTCTTGATCTTCTTCAACTTCAACTTCTTCAGCTCTAGCTGCTTTAGCATTAACTACATCTCTAACGGTTTTCACGTTTTGAGTAGCTAATTTAGAAGAATCGTCAGTTGAACGATAGTTGAAAGGGGTTGGGCCACCTAAGTCGGTGATTGATTGCCCAGGAACACCAGCAACAAATTCTCCATTTGAGGGCATTGGTTCAGCAGGCTTAGCACCAGCATTAACCGCAGTCTTTGATTGCTTGGCTTGTGACGTTAATTCCATTTCTTGTAAATTACCAGCAGACATTGTACTCTCCGAATAAAATTGATTATCTTTATTCTAATATTTATTTATAAATTATAGATTTCTCAAGTACTCATTGAATACTTTGAGAAGACGCTCTTCGCGGATTTTTTTATCGATTGTTGGTGTTAATGAATTAATTTGCTGTAAAGTTTTTTCAGCTAAAACTCCATTATTCCAAATCCACTCCTTACCTTCCATAATACCTTGAACAAATGCATCAGGTGCGGAAGGATCTGCTACAATATCAGCAGCAGTTGAAAGCATAAAATCATCACCAACATACTTGATACCATTACGCTCAACAAGAGATCCAATACCTCTTGAAGAAACACCAAGCTTCACTCCTTCATCAAGAAGTGACTTAGCAATGTTACCCATTGGAGTGTCGAGGATTTTTGCTTTACCAATAAAATTATTTCCTTCTGCTTTTAGACTTGTGATCATGTGTGATGCACGATCTAAATTTACCGTTGGCCCATCGGGATGACCAAGTTCTCCAAGTGCTCTTCCTTCTTTAATATACTTTTGGGTATACTTTGCAACTTCTCTCTCAAGAATTGGGAAGGGATAGCAACGACCATTGCGGTTTGTAATTTCTGCTTGAAGAAAAGGCCCTGTAATATAAAGACTGGTTTTACCATTCTTTTCTTCGGTGAGAACTTGAATATTCTCGATTTGCTCTGTAATTAGTTTCATTGTTTTACTGGGTAAATCCTACTTTTGCAACTTGAACCGTACCACCTAAAACATGAATTAAATCACTAGCTGTTTTTTCAATAACTTCGGAAGTGTTGTTTAGCATTGTAATAGAACCAATTCCAGAATATGTAGAATTTCTTATTACAACTACAACAGAACCACCAGAAGCATTAACAACTCTAACGAGAGTTGCACTTCCAACAGTAGTGCTATTACCAATTCCTGTGGCTAAATTAGCCTCATTACCTTTTACCTTTAACCTATACATCTTGATCCTCGGTTTCCATAGTTGGGTCAAACATTTGAGCACCAATGACAGGCTTTAACTCATCAATCATTGAAACGCTTTTTTGATAAAGCAGTTGCTTGATTGCATCAGTAAGTTCCGCAGCTGGTGCGTCGGACATCACCATCCCAATAAAATCATTTGTTTCCATGAAATTACTTATAAAATCTTATATTATTTATAGTTTGTTGGTTTTCTTAGTATCTACTTTGTCCGCTTCTGGTGCTTTTACGTTTGCTGCTTTTTCACTAGGTTGCGGATCTTTAACAGGTTTCCCTAACCCAATCTCAAGATCTTTTGCATTTTGCTTTTGAGTTTTCTTAATAAGATCCTGACCTGTTTTTTGAACATAATCAGTTGGCATTCCAGTTTCAAGATCGGTTGGTTGAGTAGGTGGTGGAATAATACCTGTGTTAAGTTCATCCGCAATTTGGAAATCAATTTCGATCATTTCCTCTTCGGTCTGGCGTAAGATCTTTCTTCTTACATACTCATTAGAATAATATTTTCCAACATAAGGCTCTACTTGCTGAAGAAGAGAAATTCTTTCATTCATTAATTCTGTTTCTTTTAGTTCAGCAAAATGATTGTCGTAAACATAATCATATTGAATGTGATCACTCATCCATTCCCAATCTTGTGGAGTGATGATATTTTTAAGAACTAATTGAGTCTTTAGTAGATCATGGAATACATTGCTAAATCTTTTACGCAATCTCCCTACAAATCTAGAGAACATGATTTCATCTCTAAGAATTTCAGAAGATCTTCCTAAATTAAATCCACCGTCTGCAGCAATTCTAGATTCAGGAATACCTAAGGAACGATAAAGTTTCTTTTGGAAGTATTCAATATCTGCAAGTTCTCCAAGATTCTGTCCACCAGGAAGAGTGGTGATTTCAGTTCCACGACCACCTTCTCTACGAGGTAGCCAGAAATCTTCCATCATACTGGTAAACTTTTTATCATCACGAACTTCACCAGTTGATGCATCATAGACAAGTTTATTTCTATAACGCGACATTACATCACGAAGATATTGTTCCGCCTTGATTTTAGGAAGATTACCTACATCGATGTAGAAAATTCTACGCTCTGGAGCACGAGACAATCTGTAAATAACCAGAGAATCTTCAATCATACGAAGTTGATTGAGAGACTTGATTGCTTTATGTAAGTATGATAAAACAGTCATCTTGTTACGATCAACAAGACCCGAAGTAATATAAGTTACGGAATCTTTCGCTAACTTAACACCTTTACCATATCCACTAGCGCCAGTTGAATATCCTTGACTCTTAGGAGTATAAACAAAATACTCTTCTATATCGGGAAAGTCTAACTTTTCAACACCAATCTCTCTAGAAAGAGTGTTGACATTTTGAATGTCAACAATATTACGGTTATCTTTTTTCTTTAATTCTCTTACAAATTTAATTTTAAGTGAATCAATATATCTAATTTCTTGAATACCATTTTGAGGATTCTCAAGATCAATTACTTTATGGTAAAATACACGACCATCAACGTACCAATTTCTAAAAATTTCATGAGCTTTTTTATCAAAGTCCATCAATTCTTTGATGTACTTGAACTCATCACGAATGATATTTTTAATATTATCGTCTACATTCAAGTTTGATAATTCAATTTCTACAGGAGAATCATTTAAGTCTGATACAATAGCTTCGTTTACAACATCTTCAATAGCTTTGTCTGCTTCAGGATGCAAAGCCATTTCACGATATCTTTTAATCAAATCATACTCGGTTTTATATACACCTTCAATATCTACATATTGACCATAAAAGCCTGAAGAAATGTAGTAGTCAACCCCGTCCTCATTATTAGGAGGAACGGGGGATACTTGCTTCTTAGGCTTTTTATAACCGTCATCAATTGAAAAACCAAACAGAGCCATTACGTTTTGAAGTAACTTTTAACTATTTATTATCTTACTTCAACGCCGTTTGAACCATTATATGCTTCCCACCATTGAACTTGGAAGTCAACTTGGAATTCTTCAATCTGGCTGTTTGCATCATATGACAATGCAATAGCTGAAACTGAAGATGGGAAAATGCCATGGAAATTGTAGTATCTCAGAACGGGGATATTCTGAGCACTTGCAGTAGCAGCGGTTGTAGGTGCTCTACCTAACTGATAAACTTTACCATCAACTTGATAAGCTGAAGGATCAATTTGACCCGAGTTATCAGAAACTCTGTTGATGAAGTTCATCCAACGCTCAAAAGAATTTCTAAGAGCAAAGTCTGTGTCATTAATAACTGTTACTGACCATGGTTCAAAGGTTCTGTCTCCAGCAATTTGAAGAGTTCTACCTCTGAAAGGAACTGGGATTGGGGTAATCGTTGAAGCTGGTAATGAGGCAGCTTTTACAAGGAATCTAACCTTGTCGTTGATCTGGGACTCATTAACTCCATTAGGAAGAGCTGCTGCTGGAAAAGGAATTTCAACCTCAAATAGATTTGGGCGAACACCACCACCTGCTAGTCTTCCCTTGAAGTTATCTAGAAATCTTCCGTCAGATCCTGAATTTGGGATTTGTTGAATCGAAGGCATTGTTCTTTAACTCCGTTGTTGTACTATTATTTAAATCAAACTCTTCCAACTACTTCTTCAAAGCTGATACCAGTTCTGGTAGCAACGAAGGTAAGTCCGATGTAATTAATGCTACGAGCAGGTTTTACAAAAATATCAGCTCTGAACTCATTAGCATCAATAATATCAGGAGTATTGTTTGTCTCATCACAAATCAGTCTATAATCAATGATTCCTCTCTTGGCAACTACATCACGGAGGTATGGCTCAACAATATTCACAAAGTTTGATCTTGTGATCTCATCGTTGAATTCAAAGAGTTGAGTTCTAGCAGCTCTTTCAATTGCAGCCTCAATGGTTAGGAATAGCATTCTAACGTTGATTCTATCAAATGCAGATGCATATGATAGACCAGTTTTATCTCCAAAAAGGATAATACCAGATCCAGGAGAGAAGATGACTGGATTGATTCTCTTGACATAGAGAAGATCTCTTTGTGCTTGAGTTGGGTTATATGCAAGCTTAACAGCGTTGTTAATAACACCTCTTCTAGAACCAGCAGGTGAGAACCAAGGATAGTCGGTAATTACCGTTCTACAAAGGCAACCTGCAACATCAGCGTTTAGAGGAATATATCTAAACTTATTTGCAAATCTGTCGTACTGATACTTGTAACCACTATCAAAAATACCATAAGACGAAGAAGTGATTGCATCATAGAAGTTAATAATATTGTTAGTTTGAGTGCCAGAATCAGCTACATCAACAACTGCAGATCTGTGTGGAGAAATAACAGCAACACAGTCCTTTCTAAGTTCGGCAATGTTGATAAGTTGATTTGCCTTGGCTTGAGTGGTAAGCTTATCCGAGAAACCAGGACCCATGATTAGGTAGTTTACTGGATATTCCTTAACAGTCTCAAAGATTCTATATCCATTCATTAAATCACCAAGGGTGACTGAGTATCTTGGATCTGTATAAGCAGAGGAGATACCAGAAGTACCGTAGGTGTTACCGCCGAGGAGAGTATAGCTCTTAGCTCCAGCAGCATTGAATGTTACTCCTTGTGCCTTCTGACCCCAAGCACCACCAGTAGTGCCACCAAAACCAGTTGCAGAACCTGCAGAATCAGCACCAGCATAAATGTATCCTGAACTTAGTGCAATATAATCCTTGTAGTAGATGTTCTGGCTTGGGGAAAGCTGAGCATCAGATGCCTTAGATAAACCAATGTGCTTCTCAAGGATATTTCCAGCAATTCCAGTTACCGAACCACTATCATCAACAACGACAACATGAATTTCGTCGTTCTTGGCGCTTCTGCTATTAGCGTAGGTTGAAGTTCCTGGCTTAGGAGCAATCGAATTCCAGTAAACAGTTGAATTTACTAATCCAAGACTTTGCTGGTTGTACCAATCAAGAGCAGTGGCAGTACTTGTTCCAGTTGTACCAATTCCAATGAATCCATTAACGGTAGTTGCATTAAATGCATAAAGATCTGGAGTATAAGTTACTGCAGTTTCTACTTGAGTTGTGCTGTTAACAACACTGGTAATTTTAACATCAATGTGAGTGTTGCCGATACCAGTAACAATGCCTTTTACAAAACCAGTAAATGCGGTTGTAGTTCCTACACCAGCAACTGCAAATGTACCAATTTGCGTTACAGCAGCTCCAACTGTTACCGCTGAATATAATTGAGTAGTTGTGGTGGTTCTACTAAACGTTAAATCAGTAGTAGCAGCCCCTACTGCGGAAGAAGGAACTGAAAGATATACAGTACCAACACCGATTGCAAGAATTGTGGTCCCTGCACCGATATAAGTTCCTGAAACTGCATCATTAACAAGTAATCCAGTGGTGTCAACACCAACGCTAACATCATATGCTTCGCTAAAGGTTCCTGCAGTTGTTGCAACACCAACAGTAATAGCAGTGGTTGCTGTAGAAATGCCAGTGTTTACACCGATAAGTCTTTGATCTGCAAAAGCATCAATAACACAAACTTTTAA